ATTTGGCCTGCCAGGCGTCTTCCCCGGCGGCCCTCTCCGCGGTGATCGCCGAGCGGTATTGACCGTTGTACACCTGCGAGATGACGTCCTCGACTTGCTCGTTGGAGCTGTTGCCGCCGCCTTTGCCGCCCATGATCAGCTCCTCACGTCTGCGTTGTTCGCATCGAGCCGGCGCCGGCACCGCCGCGGCCGGTGCGGTTCACGCTCTCGTATTGATCCAGCCCGCCGGTCCAGTAGCGCGGCGGCTTTAGCACAGCGCCGCCGAGCGAATCGCCAACACCTGGTGCCGGAGTGGTTGGGGCGCCGCCCAGGGTCGTCGGCGGCGCCAACGTGGGGTCTGTGGCCGGCGCCGCAGGCATATTGGCTAGCGGGTTGGGCGCGGCCACAGCTTCTGGCTCTGGAGCTGCTACTTCTACGGCTTCCGGTTCGGCTGCGGTCTTCGATGCCTTCAGTGCCTGCTTGGCATCGTATTCGGCCTCCGGCACCCAACCGCCCTTCGATCCGTAGACGTCGTGCGTGTCATCCCACACCATGCCGCCGCTCCGGGTGCCTTCCGGGTAGGAGGTAGGGTAATTGTACCCGCCGCCGCCACTGTCCTTGCCGCCCATGATCGCATCCTCACACGTTGGTTGTTCGCAGCGATGACTGCCGCGGTGTTCGTGGGCCATAGCCGTGGTTGCCGGCCCAGTAGCTCGGCGGGCTTAACACAGCGCCTCCGAGCACGTTGCCGGCGCCGCCGGTGCTGCCGGCCGCGGTGTTGGCGTCCGACGGCAACGCGAGCGGATTCGGCGTTCCGCCTACGCCTGGCGTCGGCTGATCGATCTTGCCCCCGGCCTGGATGGCGGGGCCGAGTGGCGTCTCCCTGATCTTCTGCTCGGCGGCGGCCTTGTCGGCGGCGGCCTGGTCCGCTGCCGCCTTGTCGGCATCCGCCTTGGCCTTCACAGCGTCCGCAGCCGCCTTCTTGTCGGCAGCGGCCTGCGCCTTGGCGGCCTTCTGGGCCTTGGTCACCTCGGCTGCAGCCGCCGTCTCTTCAGCGATCCGCTTCTTGTTCGCCTCTTCCTGCTGGGCTGCGTAATACGCTGCCTGGCCGTTGTCGCCGCCACCGCCGCCCTTGCCACCCATCACAGAACCTTTCTGAAAATGGTGCCGATGTACTCGGCGCCGAAGTGGCGGCCGACCATGTTCATCAGCGAGTTCTGCTCCGGCATGCCGGAGGCAATCGGGAAATTCATCACCTTGCAGCCCTCGGCCTTGGCCAGCGCCAGTATCATGGCGACAAGCCTGCGGCCGAGGTCAGTGCGGTGATAGCGCGGCACCACATAGGTTTCGTCCATCACCGCGACCGGATCTGTGAAGACGTCGAAGGTGTGGTAGCTGCAGACACCGACCAGCTCGTCGCCGTCCCAGGCGGTGACGTAGGGCGAGTAGCCGGAGCCGATCGCACCGTGCAGATAGCGCATGGCCTTGGCGGGGAAGAAGGACAGATTGTCGGCCCAGCGCGAGCGCGCGAAGAAGGCGCCGAGGAAGGCGACTATCTTCTCCACGTCATCGACACCGGCCATCCGCAGCTCAATGTGCGGTGTGGCAGTCCTGCGTTTGATGCTGGGGTCGCGCACTTCCATGTTCATCTTTAAGCCACCTGTAAGCCGTGAAGTCCTCGCCGCCTGTACCGTAGCCGCGCAGCAGGCCCTCCGGCCCCGCGCCAATCAAACCCATGAACCGCCGGACATCGCCGCGCCGTGCCAGGGCTGCAGCCTCGACCCGATGGTAGCCGTTTTCGGCCAGGAACGGCAGTACGAATCCCCGGATCTGGCGCACCATGGGTATCACCGCGCTGTGCCACTCATCGGTGCCGAAGGCGAAGCCGGCGCCGACGCCCTGTCGGCGCTGCACCATGCCCCACACCGCGATCGGTCCTGCATCCCACTCGCAGGCGCAGAACGCGAACACCTTGTGCCGCATGATGACCGCGGGCAGCGTGGCGAAGTCCACGCCGGAGGCCAGCATCTCCTGGTAGTCATCAACGCGAAGCCGCTCCAGAACCGCCTGGATCATGCCGCGATCGGCATAGGCGATCTCGATGCTCATCCGCTCTCCGATACCTGGTAATGCACCACCATGTTGGAGAGGGTCTGCGGCCCCGGCTCCTGCGAGCGCAGCCGCAGTGACATATGCGTGGAGTGGCCGACAATGGGAAAGCGGCCCTGCAGGAAGGAGGCGCCGTCGAACATCCCGACATAGTCCTCGTTGTAGGGGTCTTCGATATTGAAGGCGCAGTACACTTCCCACGGCACCCCGGCGCAGGTGGCGTCCAGCCCGGTGAAGGTCTTGTAGGTGGCGACCTGTTCGCCGGCGTGGAACGGAAACACCAGCTCGACATAGCAGTCGTCGTAGACGGGTTCGTGGTCATCGATACCGCCGTAGGAGTAGACGATGTTCTTGTCGTCGCGCACCACCACGCGGTTGTTGTGGACCGCTGCGGCGGTGATGACGAAGCCGGCGTCGTACTCCGACCAGGCCGTTATCTTGGGGCCGGGGAAGGCCGAGAGGATGTAGATGCGGGAAGACGGCGGATCGCCATCGCCGGCCATGATGATCCAGAACCTGCCTGTCACCGGCTGCAGCATCGCGATGATGCCGCTCATCCAATCCTCGCCCATGTAGCGGAACAGATCCTGGATCAGCGGGTCGAGCGGCGAGCCGATGTCGGACACCGCAGCCGCCAGCGATGAGTTGCGGGCGCGCAGCGAGCGGATGCCGGAGGCGCCGACATACATCACGTCGCCGCTTCCGTACTGCAGCACGCTGCGCCACGCCATGGTGCCGGCCTGCCGCAGGGTCTGAACGTACTGGTTCTTCTCCGGCAGCGGGTCCATCACCCAGAGCTGCGTGGCGGTCTTCGACATGATCGCGAGCTTGTCGTAGTAGACCTCCAGCGCGATACAGTCGGTCATGTCGGAATCGCCGAGCGACAGGTCGATGAAACCAGAGCCGTCCTGCACGGTGTTCGGCGGCGACTGATACCAGATCGCCGGGTTGCCGGTCGCACTGAAGTGCAAGACATTGCCGCCGACCGCGTACACCTTGGTCTTGTAGGTCTTGCAATAGAAGCCGTTGGCGGTGGGCACCACCATGCCGTCGAAGTAGCGGCCGACCGTGCCGGCGGCGTCCTTCCACAGGATCGCGAACACCTTGTCATCGAACAGGTCGAAGTCGATGATCTCGTAGATCGTGGTGGTGGCTTGGCCGAGCACGCCGACCGACCAGACGCCGTTCGGCGGCTCGGTCTTGTAGGGGCCGTTGGGGCCGAAGGTGTAGAGCTTCTGGTTGACCTCGACCAAGCCGCGGCTCGCCGGGTCGCATTCCCAGAACGGCACGAACGCCATGCGCTTCTCGATCTCGCCGCCCGGCGTGATGTGGGCGTTGATCATGGAGCGCAACGTGCCTGCGGGTGCAGTCAGCTCACTGCGCCGAAGATCCAGCCCGGCGGCGAAATCGGTAATTGTGAAATAGGGCATGTCACCTCACGGCACATAATCGACGTAAGGCACTGTACGGCGGCTCTTGTCGGGATCAAACCCGCCGCGCTGGTAACCACCCATGTTGTAGTTGGTGCGCTTGTCGGCGCCCTGGTCGGCCAGGATTCGGCGCAGGTAGTTCTGCGCCTTGGTCAGCTTCATCGATGCGGCTTCGCTCTTCTGGGTCGCCATCACCTCGGCGGCGGCGAACAGCACGATCGCCTTGGAATCGATGATGCAGCTGTCGGTGTCGGCGACCAGCGGCGACAGCGGGGCCTGGCCCTCCAGCCGCAGCACATAGTCGTCGGTGTTCGGCGTCGGCAGCAGTTCGAATTGTCCGACCGGGTTGGTGACCGGGACGCCTGAAGTGGTGGTGACGGTGGCGACGTTGCGCCAGCGCGCCGGGGTGCCGGTTGAGGGCGCGCCAAGCTTCACCATGTGCGGCGACACGCCATAGGCCAGCGGCCGCCAATCGCCGGAGCCGGTGATGCCTTGGGCGCTGTTGCGCGTAACCGTGGCGACGTACATCCGGGTGATCTGGTCGAACGCCATCTCCGGCGGATAGGAGTAGGCGGTCTGACCCTTCTCCAGCAGGACGTCCTTCCAGAACTTGAGATGCTGCCAGTTATAGGCATCCCACAGCTCACGCTGCTGGCGCGCCAGGATAATATCCAGCGACCCCTGCGCTTGGGTGCCCTGCGCCGGGTTCATGCTGGTGCCGGTTTCGGCCCGCAGCTCCCGACGCAGCTCCAGCAATGTTACACCAAGCGGCATCAGGCTTCCTTAGCGATCTCGGCCTTGCGTCCACGCGGTTTGAAGATCGGCTCCAGGCTGGCCGCGGCCAGGTTCTTGGCAACCTCGTCCTCGCCGTCATCCTCGTCATCGTCGCCGTTGCCCGGCTTCGGCTCCTTGGTAGATACCTTGGTGCCATCAGCGTAGCGCGGCAGATCTTCCTCGCCGGTCATCGTGAAGTCCATGCGGAAAGCCCGCCCAGGGAAACATGCTTCGACAACCTTGGGGCCGTAGACGCTGGTCAGCCGGTTCTTCTCATCCGTCGGCCAGACGTCGCCGATGCCGCACGGCATGATGTCCATGACGTTCTCTTCGCCATGCAGCTGCATCAGCACCTGGATCTCCGGCCACGTCACCGGATTGAATTCGTTGTAGATCACGGTGTGGCAATTCTGCCCCGCGAGATTGACCTTGCAGGTGCAGTACTGGATCTTCTTTGTCATGGTCGGCCTTCCTGAAAATCGGGGCCGCGAAAAATTTTTTCCGCGACCCCGAAGGGGTCAGGCAATATCCATGACCACGGCGCCGTTGAGGCGTCGAGCACAGAGCTGCCCGGTGGAGGTGATCGCGCGATAGATCACATACTTGTCGGGCGCGCGATCGGGTGAGTGCTGGTGCCGCCACTCGTCCTGCATGGCGACCAGGAAGATGTCGCGGCTGTCGAACCAGTAGCAACGCTTCGATTTGCCGAGCGCGTCGAGCGAGGGGTCGTACTCGAAATCGGTCCCCATGTAGGAGATCTTGCCGACCGAGATGTCCTTGCCCGATGCGAAGCCCTGCATCGAGTAGTTGCCGTTGGCGCGCAGCTCAGTCTCGAGCGCACCGAGCCAATCACTGCCGCAGAAGGCGGTGTTGGGCTTGGCACCGTAGCGGGTGAGCTGGCGATACTCTTTCTGGAGCAGCGTGATCAGCGAGCCGCCATTGGTGGTGTTGGACGTGATCGGGCCGCCGCCCCAGGCGGCGAGCGCCGGTGTGGTGGTCACGGCCGTACCCATCGCCGCGGTGTAGGCGCGGTTTCTCCACCAGGTGCGCTGGGCGCGGTTGATGCCGGCCACGATGCCCACGCTGGGGTCATCGGTGATCAGCGCAGCCATGCCCGCGAGCGCCTTGGGATCGCCGGCGCCGTTGGTCCACAGCAGGTTGTTCATGCCGCGGGCGTACTGCTCGGAGACGTCCTGGAGCGCGTCCTGCAACAGGCCGACCAGCACGGTGTCATCCCGGTTGGAATGCTCCGACGTGTCGTCCATGTTGCCGGAATCGGTGACGCTGATGCCGTCGGACTTCAGTTCCGAATGCGTCAGCATGATGCCGATGTGGTGCTCCTTCCAGGGGAACACGGCCTGGGTCAGGTTGGCGGGGGTGTAGTAGTTGACGGTGTCGGCCAACTCGTAACCGACCAGCTGGTCGGCGGTGCCGGGGGCTGCGGTGTTACCGAAGTCGCCCTTCACGCTTACGATGATGTTGCCCTTGCCGCCGGGGAAGGTCTTCTTCTTGCTCTCCATGGCGGCGAGCAGGGGCTTTTCCTGAATCGCTTCCTGGAACGCGGTGCCTTTGTTCAGCCACCAATCGAGGGCGGCCGTCGTAATGTGGTTCAGCAATGGAGCTGTATAGGTGGGCATGGTCGCCTCTCAGTGATGCTTAGAGGCGTGCTCCCTCGCG